CACTTATTAGGCGGCTCTCAAATGGCAACGGCTCTCAAACGATTCCTCGGATCAACCTTTTGATCGGTTTACTCCAAGAAGTGTTTGATCCCCAAGACACAGTAGCCGCATCTGAAGCGAATGTCAACACAAAAGCATCAGCCATGTCAGGAGATTTCAATCCTCTACGTCTAATATCATCCTTAGACTCAATCTTGATCTTGCCGTTAGAGGTGAATGTGTACCTCACAGTCGCCAGTTCAGCAATGAAATCCTCGTTATTTGGTATCTTGCAGTCTCGTTTCTCTAGCCAGGCTTTGGCTTTGTGCCACAGTTCTGCCCTCAAATTGAGATAAGTACCGCCCATTGCAGGACTCTCAGAGACGTTAATACCCCTAGCTGGTAACTTCAATTCTCTTAGTCGGTCAACAACACCTGCTCCAAGGCCAATAGAGTCAACCAAAATCTCGGCAGGTCTGGTCTTATGGTCACAAGCCTCATACTGAGCAACCACAGCACCTGTTAACTGCATCAGGTCTAGATTCCTCCAACGCTCTAAAGAAGAGGTTACATTGGACTGACGCTTACATAGAACTGACGAATCAGATCCAAAACGAGCAACGTCCAGTCCCCAAATAATAGGCGAATCCTCGTAAGCTCTGGTGTCTCGATGTTTGGCAGACTCAAGCAGTTCCATTGGGATAATAGTGTCATCATCACTCCTTGGGAATTCACCCAAAACACGGATTCGGAACGCATTACTTTCCTCGCCATAGCGAGATTTCATGTCCTCAACATACTCTTTACTGACCCGTGTAGAGTCAATACAAGACACACGTTTAGTCCACCACTCGTCTTTCAACCTGTTATGTGTGTCAAAAAAGAAGCCAGAACTACGGACTGGATTGCCCAATAGAATGGTCAAAGCATTGTGACCAGACATAGAACCAGCAGCGGCCTCAAATACCGCCTCTGGGACACCAGAAGCCTCGTCTGCTACCAACATGACGTTATCAGAGTGAACGCCTTGTAGAGCCTCTGGCTGCTCTGCTCTAGATGTTCTGGCGGAGATAAACGCCTCAGTAGCACTAGCTTTTAGCTCAATCCTCTCTTGTTTGACATCGAGCAGGTCTTGGATAGGTTGTGGGAGTTCTTTCACCCATCTCTTTAGTTCAGCAAACAAAGCATCATAAAGTTGGGCAGAAGTAGGGGCTGTTACCACTACCTTGACGGGATATCTGGTCAACAAGAACCACAACATTGCCCAAGAAGCAGTCGTTGACTTACCAACTCCGTGACCAGACCTGATTGAGATTTTTCGCTCACCAGTCGCAACAGCAGTCAAAAAGTCTTGTTGCCATTCATCAGGCTCAACTCCAAGAACCTCTTTGACAAACAGAACAGGGTTATTTCGGTATAGCTTAATAAACTCAATAAAAGGATTATTAGCCATTGTTTTCAATCACTTCAGCCTTACCCATGTGCTTTAAAGCTTGTAGGTGCAGATCACCCAAAGAGATATTAACTTGGGTTTTGGCAGTATCTCCATAGTTCTCAGGGTCTAACTTAGATGCCATCCACTTTCTTGTATCAACCTGCAACCTGGCTTTGTTCACTCCTGAGTTACTGGTTTCATCCGCTTCATCAGCAATCTCTAGAGCCTCTTCTGCAAGTTTCTCAGCCTTTAACTTCCTAGCCTTCAGCACCGCATCTCTACGCTCATCAGTATGGTTTATCCAGAAAGATAACATCGGTCTAGAACACTCAATGAACTCAGCCAGTCTCCCAATAGTCATCCCCTGCGCTATATGCGCTGTCACAAACTCTATCCCTCCAAGACTCTCAATCTTCTTCTCCAACGCTCTCCTCATCGGAAATCCTGCCATACATCTCTCCTTGATTTAATGGTTACAAAATCAAGTATATCATTTGGCTATCGAGTTTTTTTGTTTGGATTTTTTCTTGCATCTCTTGTTGCAAGATCTAAAAGAATCTGACGCTCTGTAGCTAATGTTGCATTTAAATGGGCTGGCGGCTTGTATGGGTCGTAACTATTAACTGGATTTTTATTTGCAACATCACCCATAGCCCAAGCTGGCAACTCAAGAACTGACGCCCTGTATCCTTGATTCTTATCAGTCCATTCAGGGTTTAACCTTTTGGATAATGAACCTTCACGAAAAGCCTCAATACCTCTTTTTGACGGGTCATAACTAAGCTTTTTATATGCATCCAAATATTGCTGTTTGGCTTCAGGGTCAACAACATCCTTTTGGAGGTTTTGGCCTATCATTTCCTTTTGGGTTGCATGAGTCAATTCATGCACTAAAGTCGGAATGGCGCTTTCTGGAGCTAATCTTCTGCCTAAAAATGCATCAGTTAAATTTACTTTGCCAGTTACTGGAATATTACTATTACTAAAAATACCCTGTTGCACAAACTGACCAGCAGAACTATCAGGCATATAGCCAAATGAAATTGGCGGCATCGCATTACGAGACTGCAAATATTCAGCCAAAGCAGCGTACTCTGGCCTCTCAGATGCCAATTGCATCAAGTACTGAACAGGATTCTTACTCTCAGCCAAACTACTTGGTTGAGTCTCCCCTTGGCCTGTGAAGTAACTTAATAAACCTTTTTCAGCCATAAATACTCCAAAAATTTTTTTGACTATGCCACATTATCCCAAATATATGTAGGGGGGTCTATCTTTGAATGCTATGTTGATGTGTGTTTATGTCCCCTGCCACAGCGCCCCCTCGGTTTATTGATAGGGTGGGGTAAACCCTACTGTTCATCCATACAGTAGTACTAACCCTTAAGGGTAAACCCCTAGGTAGAAACCCTAATAGGGTAAACCCTCATGTATATCCATCCAGTACTGTGTATCTATCCAGTAGTCTAGATGCGAATGATTCTCATTTGCGTTTACGTCTCAGATGCGCAAAGGATGTGCTTGTAGGGATGTGTAAGAGGTTTCTCTCTGTGTTTCTAGGTCTATGCTTATCAATGCCTTTATCTTGTCTCCATCCCTTGTCTATCCTATGTGATCCCCTTATCTATCCCTTACATGAATGAAAGCCAATGGCATGGGCTAACCCTTCTTTTCTTTTTTCTACTGTAGCTACAAATTCAAACGCATATTAGGGTTTGTCCCTATTCTTTTTTTGTTTTTCTTTGCTACTATAAATGCACGTTCAATCGGAACGTATCAACTAATAGGTGTAAATATGAAAACTGTAATTCTTGAAGCTATCGGTGGCATTGTTCTTTTTTGTGCAGCCCTGGCACTCATGCTGGCTTATTTTGACGTCTTGGTGAAATAAGGGGCTGACAATGATTAAGACAATGAAGGCCAAGTATTTTGGCAAATGTAAATTATCAAATGCACTCATAAGGCCTGGTGATTACATTTTGTACGATACCATTACAAAAACTGCACAGCTACAGCCAGACAGCGACACAATCACTTTTTTTGGTGAACATGGCCCGTCAACCTTTTATAGGAATAAACGGGGAAAATGTATCGATGCACCATGTTGCGGCTGCTGCACAATCTAATTTTTTAACTGTTAATAGGCGTCAATATGATCAAAATTTCTCAAACCTCAAAACTTAATGCTAGATCTTGGAGCTTGCAAGCTTTAGATACTTGCCCTGGATCATGGGCCGCACCTGGCGAACTAGTAGACGCCTGTAAGGGCTGCTATGCAACAACAGGAAATTACAATTACCCTAACGTCAAAGCCCCCAGGATCTCTAATCGGGAAGACTGGCAGCGACTAGACTGGGTTTCTGATATGGTAAAAGAACTAAACCAGGATAGATTTTTCCGCTGGTTTGATTCGGGAGACGTTTACACCCTTGGTTTGGCTGAAAAGATCCTTGAAGTAATGATCCAAACCCCCTGGGTTTCCCATTGGTTACCCTCAAGAATGCATAAATTTCCAAAATTTGCCCATGTATTCGCTCAAATGGAAGCTTTGCCAAACGTAAAGGTTCGTTTTTCAAGTGATTCGATCCAGGGTGAATACATTGAAGGCTTGCATGGATCGGTTATCGGCCCTGATGCTGCTACTTTTCAGGCCAGGGAAGGTGTAAAGCTTTGCGAAGCTTACAAGCACGGGGGAAACTGTAATGGCTGCAGAGCTTGCTGGGATAAATCTGTCCCATTGATAGCGTATCCAGCGCATGGCCAAAAAATGGCCCGTGTTATCAAATTAAAGCAAATTTAAAGGTAAAAAATGACTACTAGAAAACCAAAAACCCCTAAAGTACACCCAAAAATTCTGAATGCTTTTATGATCTATGAGGGAATCAACGATATAAATTCCGTTTTTGGCGCTTTAACTGTTCTTGAAGCTTATATCCAAAGCGATAAATTCCAAAAATATCCCGCTTGCATGGCTATCGATAGCATTAGGGCCACGTTATGCGCTGGAACGGGTGTAATTGAGGAATGGCTTGAAATTGAGGACCCAGCAGAATGAAAAAACAAAAAATTCATGTTATGCCAGGGTTTGAATTTGCATACATTAGAAGCCCCAAAGATATCAATGGAACAATGGAACCCTTCAAACCCCATTGGTGGATCCAGTATCTAGGGAACGGGCAAAGCGCCATTTTTGACACTAAAACCCAATGCATTGAATGGGCCAATGAATGGGACACTATCGGGAGCGAAAATTGAAAATAGGAAATATTGTGGCTTACGATTGTGATCCCGCAAAATTAGGCGAAATACTAGAAAAATTCACTTATCCTTCTGGTGAACCTGGCGTTCTAATTAAACCCTTCGAAAAAACAAACGATAAATTTTATGTTTTTGAAGCTTACGAAAAAAGCTGCTGGGTTTTAACCGATAATATCTAAGTATTTTCAAAAACACCCGCCCTAAAAAGCGGGTTTTTCTGACAGTATTTGCGAAGTGAGCGCTTACATCATGCAGAATTGTTTAAAGCGCCTAGAATCGGTTTTTAGCATTTGAAGCATAGTTGCTATGCACTAGCGAAAAAAACGGCTTAAAACGGGTTTTAATGGTCTTCTAGGTGCATCATTAGATTGTGTCTCATGCGCTGATTTGACTAGAAGTGAAGTGAGTGCTAACTAAACTATTTTTTGTAAGTGAGTGCTAACTAACAAAAAACTAAGGGTAAACCCTAATATGAGGGTATTTTTCAAGAAAGTCGCATTTACTTTTTAGAAAATCGATTTAACTAATTTTTTAAACTTCAAAGTTTTTGAAACTTTTGAAATTAAAAAGGATTATTATTTTCGGATTTATATTCTAATAATCTTTTAATAGTAATATTTAGAGCGTCAATCTCATCCATTTTCTTAATATGCCACATTCTCTTTTGACCATGCCATCCTAATACGGAGTTGGTATGGCAATCAGGACATAGGGCTATGCAGGTGTATTGAAGACCTTGCTTTACATGATGGGCTTCTGATGGTCCTGATGCATCACATACTGAACATGGAAGAGATTTAACCTGGGCAAGATGCAATCTTTCCTTGTTGTTCAGTTTATTGTTCATTGTGTTGCTCTGGTTTCCATTCTTGCTGAATACTGGTTGGTTCTCCAAACCTCGATTCTTGCTTGGGCAGCGGTCATCAACCAACGATATTTCTCTTCTTTCTCTACTGCAGCTTTGATACCCTCTAGAACTTGGATGTAGTCCTCATGGGCATAGGCAAAGGTTTCTTGTTTACCCAGAACTTCCGTCCCTGCCTGGCTCATCAGGTGAGCCTTCTTGGACTTGCGGAATTCCTCCAGATACAGGCGCTCTGACTTCGCTTGGGCGTATAAGGGTGCGGTGTCTATCAAATACTGAATTGCTTTGTCGGGGCTGGTCTCCATGAATCAATCTCCAATGTTTCTCTGCTAAACGTCTAAT